AATACAACGGATTTGTTTTTGTCGTTCTTTAAATCGCTTAACGCTTGTTTGTTAGCCATTAAGCTCTCACGGATTTGAGCCGAGAAACTTTTTACTACGCTTTCTACTGATTTCATTTTTTCCATTTTTTTAGATAATTCTTTAAAACCTAACTCCATTTGATTTTTCATTACTGAAATTTGAGTTTTGTTTTTCTTGTTTTCTTCTTCGTACTGTTTAACCAAACCTGCTAAAGCGTCTTGGTAGTCTTGCACTAATTTCGCTTGTTCCTCTTCAGGTAATTCATCGAAGTTGGTAATACCCAACATTCCTAAATATTCCTCAAAGGTTGTTTCTGCTGTAAAGTTTTCCATTGTTTTTACTTTTTAATTAAATGTTTATAATAGCTTTTCTTTTTCGGCTCTACTACCTGAGTGACATTTGTCGGCTCAGTTCCTAGAGTGATTTTACAAAATTCATAAAATTTTTCTATATCTCCAAATTTATTATAAATTTCTTTTATAACAGCGTCATCTTGCATAGTTGGGGTTAATATATTACTACCCGCTAAAACTGCGCTTATTTCAAATAATTTAGCTTCCTTAACTAAGTAGAAGTAACCGCATTCCTCAGCTTCTATCGGATTGCCTAACATCGGTAAGTATTTTAACCAATTTGCATAACCATCTTTATCGTAAGTATCGTTAATGGCAATATCCAGTTGTATGTATTCCATTCCAACTGAGTGTTGGTTAATCATACCATTTTTATATTGGTAATATACACTTTTGTTTAGATCCTCGATAATATCAACATTTGCCTTTAAACACTCGGTATTCCCATCTTTATCAATTCCTAATTCTGCCCAACTTATTGGTGACTCCATTACCTCGTTAATTATTCCCACCTTTGCAGTAACATCGTGCTTATGGTCGGCTAAGAAAAACGGTACACGCTCACTTATTGACTTAGCAAAGCACCCCGATAAATGCACGTCCCCATGATTATCTAACCAATTATAAGTGTTGCCGATAATAGTACGTTTTAGTACATCGTCCTCGCTCTCAATCTCTACAACATCGGATTTAGTTATAACATCATATTTTCTTGCAATTCTCCTAAGCTTTAATACCTCAGCTTTTTTCTCGATTAGTGTTTTTATTTCCATTTTTTAAAGGTTTAGTTCTGTTTTTGCTTCTTCTACGGTCATTAACCCCGCATTTATTAGTTTCAATATGTTATCTACTTTAACGGTATAATCAGGTTTAAGTGCATCAATATCGTTTTTGTCTATTGTTAGTTTGTACTTTTGTCCTGATATGTAGTTGTATCTTTTTACAAGTTGCTTGTTCTTTTGCGCCAAAATTTGCTCCATAATAGGAATACAAGTTTGGTTATAAAAGTCTTTCATAGCTTCCTGCATATTGTTATAAGTACTTGCCCCAACATCGCCGAATATAACCGATTGAACGCCAAACAATGAGCAAACCGCTCTAAGGTGTTCGGCTCTCATACCTAGCAACTCCATATCACTAGCGCTCATTCCTAACTGCTTGTAGTCAACAGACCCCTGAACGGTTATAATTTTGTTGGCGTTTTTTGCACCGCCTACCCGATTGTTAAAATCTCTTTGTAACTGCTCCCTATCTTCTGCAGTTATTGGGTACTCATTTCTTGAAGATATAATACCACTAGCGCCCCTATTTTCGTATAGGCTACTTTCTGCCAAATTTCGGTTATTGGTTGATTTAAGTAAGTCAAATCCCGATTGCAAAGGACTTAACCCCTCGTTGTTTCTAATTCCCTCAATACTTGGGTTGAAATATTGGCAGTGCATTATTTCCGTTGGGCTTATCTTTCGAATACTTACACCGTCGTTAAATTCGTAACGGTCAATATCGGATAATATCGACATTGTTTCACGCCATGTTCTCACATTTTGAGGGGGCAAAATATAATTTTTGCTTGGTAAACTAGCGCCAATATACTCGTATGGTGCATAGTGATAACTATCCCCCGTTAGTATCAAATATAGCACCTCTTTAAACAACGCCTGTTCTAAGCTGTCGTTATCGTGCCAATTCTCGAATATAAACCGCTTTAACTCGTCGTTATCATCCTCAATATATTGTCCGTTATTTTCGAGTATTATGGGTAAACTTGCGGTTACCTGAGCGATACGCTTAGCAACAGCGTAAACCATATCGTTGGTTATGTAACCCTCCTCAATTAAATAACTTTCGCTTATATTAGTATTTGCCCTCCCTGAACTGAACAAGGGTATAAAAACATTTTCGGTTGCTGGTTTAGTCGTTTCGAAAACGTTGTAAGGCTCTGTATTATAGTTTTTAATTATCATATTTGCAAAGTTATAAAAAAAATTAATAAGTATAGTCGTACCAACGCAAATAATATCCTAACGGGTCGATTGAGTGGTCGTTGCCGTCCTCAGGAACTTCCCCTGCTTTGTCTTTCCACTTGTATTTATATAGTTCGTCTTGAATATTAAAGGATTGTTCCGTGATAAGTAGTTGGTAACTAGATAGCAACTGAATACTATTTAGTTTTTTCTTCGGTAAACACGGTCGAGCATTAAAGCCATTCCTTGTTAGCAACACTATCAAATCAGGTCTGGCACTATCGCAAATTATAACCTTTGAGCGGTCTTTTATCTTCTTGGTAATAGCTTCCACCATATTATCCAAATTCGGCATTGGCGCATAAATTTCTTGGTGGGCCCATAATCGTTTGGTTTTTTTATCGACTGCAACTTTGGTTAATGTAAACGGGTCTTTTGCTCCCCAGTCAATGCAATATCCGTAAACATCAGTATCAGGAAATGGAGCAACTTCCCAATTATTAATGATTGTACCCGATACCCTACCTAACAAGCCTAACCCGTAAACCCTCCACCAATTATAGTAGTACCCTTGTATTCCCCTTTGGCGCTCTTCATCGTGTTTGCGCTTAGCCATTTCGAAGTCATCTATTTGCGCTGGTGTTAAATTCTCAGCGTTATCTAAAAATGTGGAGTGTATCAGGGTGGTGCGTTCATCCTCCAATATTCCGCACGTATCAATCCAAAACTTACTGCTTGGGTTATAATCTAGAAATATAGTGCCCCTAGTACGCTGAAATAATTGATGGCAGATTTCATACTTCATTAAATTACACTCATTCACGAATAGTATATCCCTTTTTGCTCCGTGTGATTTACCTACGTTATCAAATCCTATAAATTTAATGGTTGAAACGCCTATTTTATACGTGTGTGGGTTCTGCGTTCGTATGGCGTCAATGTTAATCTGTTGACCGTTTAAGATATGCTCAAAATCGACAATAGCACCGTCCTTTAAATGGGGGGTGCTATGGCTTACTACGTGTATGATTAAAGGCTTTTTGCTATCTCTTGCAATGATATAAAGCAGTTGGAGGGCTGAATAGGTTTTACCACTTCTAGACCCTCCCTTATTAACTATAAATCTGCTATTACTTAAATAGGCTCTTAAAGTGTTATGAAACGTCTTCGTTAGTTTCATCTTCAAATCTTTTTCTTAATTCCTCTAAAGCGTCTGCTGTTTCCTTGTTAGCCACGATTATAGGCGTTTGGTTTATTTCGTTGCCTTTGGTGGTGTGGTCAAGTTGTTGGCGGTCTGTCCAGCCATGATTTGATTTTAAGTTGATAATTCCTATTGCAACATTGATATTTTCCTTTTTTACGTTCCTGAAACAATTTACTTCACAGTTAGTTAAAAGCTTTTCCTTTAAAGGTTTAAGCTCAGGAAATTTATCTATTAAATAATCAAATATATTCTTACTTTCATCTAAATCGTAGGCTATTTCCCCTATAAAATCGTATTCGTTATTTTTAGAAAGTGTTAAGGCTTTATCAAAAAAAGCACTAGCTTCTTCAAAAGTCCACCTTTCAGCGTTTTTATTTCCTTTCGGCGCTCCTACTTTGCTCATAACTTACCCTTTAAATTTTCAATCTGTTTATTAATTTCCTCAATAAGTATCTTATCAACTATCGGTTTTAACTTATCGTGTTTTTCGAGTACAAAGTCCATATAACCAACCCTTACATTAAGCTGTTCCGTTGGTAAGGCTAAAATCAAGGCCTCATAAAACTTAATTTGCTTAAGTGCTTCAAGTTGTTGTTCGATTTCCTTTAATTCTCGTTTTACCTTTATTTTCTTAAAAAAGTTCATAGGTTACAAAGTTAGTGAAATTATTTATCATTTAAAAATTGCTCTTTAAACTTTTTAACCGCATTGTCGGCTATAAATTCGGGAGTGTTGGAGTGCTTAGCACTTTCGATTGCTACTTGTTGCCAAAATTTTGCAAGTTCGTAGTCTTTATCAACCTTTTTATCTATAACTCTCTGCTCGATATAATCTTTAAAATCCTCAATATGGTAAGGCATAAACCTGTCTAATTCCATAAATGAATAAATTTGCTCATTAGCCGTTTGTTCAGCTACTTTATGGTGTATTAAAAAACTCACAAAATCTTTTAATAGGTTTTCAGTTTGTTTTTTTACAAATAAATTAAATTTCTCTTCCATTTCTTATCGTTTAAAAAAGTTTACAATTTCTAAATAAGTAACAAATATCTTGAATAAAATGTAATATAGCACTATCATAACCTACATTTTTTAAAGTCCTCTTCTAATCTCGGATTGTACTTCATGTACTTGTACTCATCCTTATAGTGAATTATACTCGAGTAGTGGCGGTTTATAAGTTTACCAACTTCGCGCAAGGTATAACCGCATTCAAGCGCAAGTATTGAATAGACAATCCGAGCACGTACAATTTCTTCAAATCGGGTACGACCGCTAACTTCTTTCGGATGTACATTTAATTTTTCGCATACCATTTCAAAAATGGATATTAAATTAACTTGTTTTGGCTTTAATTCCAAGCCTACATAAATTTGTGGGTGTATCATTTTATACAAAATTTGTTGTTTAACTGTTTTATCATTCTTTCAAAGTCAAAAGGGTAACAAGTTTCTTCCATTAATAAATCAAAACAAGCTTCATCGCTCCAATCAGGTTTAAAATACTTCACACATTCAATCGGTGTAAAGTTTTTTTCTTTGGCGTGTTCTATTGTTAGTGGTTTCATTTCTTTAAATATTTATCCAGTTCAACTTTATCAAGTGCCATATCAATTTCATCAATTAAAGCATCTACTACTTCATCGCCTAAAGTGTTACGCATTGAGGTTTCAATCCTTGCGTTTACCTTTATAACCGTTTCAATCGTTAGGATTAAACCCTTAACCGCTTCGGCTATCTTTTTATCA